CCGAGGTTGATGAGGCGAACAAGAAGCTCACCGAGCTCAATGTCCAGGTCGCCACTCTCGTTGCGCAGAAGGCTCAGCTCGATGAGGCGCTGAACGTCGGTAGCCTCTTGCCGCAGGGCTTCAACGCCAACCTGCAGATGGCGATCGAGAACTATCGTGAGGTCCATCGCCTGACCGCGTCGTGGTCGGAGATGATCGCGATGAACCTCACTGATGCGATCGGCACCGCCCATCAGTCTTTGGAGCAGTTCCTGACGGATGCGACGTCGGGGACGATGACTGTTCAGGATGCCTTCCGCAATATGGTGCTGAACGTCATTAAGTACTTGCAGCAACTGCTGGTGAAGATGATCGCCGTGAAGTTGATGCAGCTCGCGCTGTCAGCGTTCGGTGGCAGTTTCAAGGCCCCACAGACGAGCGGTTTTAGCGTCGGTGTCAGTACAACGAATACAGCGCCGCTCACCCCGACGTCGACGCTGCTCCACGGCGGTCGCGTCAAGGCTCTCACTGGCCGCTATATCCGGCACGGTGTCCCCAATCGCGATAGTGTCGACGCGCGCATTGCCAACGGAGAATATGTCGTTCGCAAGAGCGCGGTCGACAGTGTCGGCGTCGACTTCATGGACAAGCTCAACGAGCGCGGTTCCGATGCCGTACGCTCGATGGGCGCCAAGGTCGTCGTCCCGCCACCGGCGCGGCAGGAAATGAACGTCTATGTGGTGGCTCCGGAGCAGCAGCCGCAGATGGGCCCGAACGACGTGCTCGTGACGATTGCCAACGACATCTACAACGGCGGCCCGACCAAGCAGCTCATCCGCCAAGTCAGTCAGGGAGGTTAAGGTGGCGGCTTGGGATTTCTGCCCGAAATACATGGTGCCGCGGACCAAGCCTCCGCAGGCCAGCCCCGTCATGACAATGAACGGCTGGCCGTTCTCGTCACGTCCCAAGGTGCCCTATCAGAAGACGTTCGTCGTCAAGCTGCAGGGGATGTACTGGTATCTCAAGGATACGGGGCTCTACGACGCGGATACCGACCCGCGCTACAACGCGCGCCGGCTCGAGCTCTTCTATGAGGAGCACGGCACCTGGAAGTCGTTCCAGTTTCCCCATCCGCACTACGGGTGGCTGGAGTGCCGCTTCGCACAACCGGTCGAGGTGCCCGAGGCCGTCGTCAATTCCAACGGCCTGATCGAGGCGTTCGATGTCACTCTTGTGGAGCATTCCCCAGCATGGCGAGTCTGAGCAAGGTCGGGCGCCGGTTCGAGGTGCCGTTCACCATCATCGAAGGCGGCAGCGGCGTCATCCGCGGCGTGATGTCCGAGGCCGATCAGAAGCAGATCCCGGTCTACGCCTTCGTGAACCCGAGGCATGTCCTGCGGACGCCGCTCAAGACGGCGCTCCGGACGGGCATGGTTGTGCGCTCGCAGTCGGGCGCTGTGTTCATCGTCGGCGAGAACGGTCCCAGCGAACAGCCCGAAGGCACCATTTGGATGAGCTGGCGCCTGTTTGACGCGACCCAGCAGGTTCACTGGACCCGGCGGAGGAAGACGATCGATCCGGTGACGCGCCTCGAGCGCGACGAAGGGTTCGATGATCTCGGCCTGATCTGGGCCGCGATTGAACCGCTCGACCGCGAAGTCTCGGATTTCCGCATGAGCGCGAGTTTCGAGCAGGCGCGCATCATCACCGGCCAGCCGATCAAGCATGACGACCTCATCGACGAGCGCAAGGTCACTCGCTCGGAGCGTGCGCTCGGAGTGACGATCGGGGTGCTGACATAACGGTGGATTGCGGTTGCCGCGCTTTGCCGTGAAGTGGCGGGGCCGGGCTCTCAAAGGGTGAACTGCAAGTTTCGATCACCCTCCGAGGAGCCCACAGACTATGTCCGGCGCAAAACAGAACGCTTTCATGCTCTCGAGCGCGACGCTCATGCTCGCGAAGTTCGGCGAAACGCCGGTTTTCGATCTGACTCCGGCCGACCACTCGGTCGGTCTCGCGAAGGAAATCGCGGTCGTGGTCGACAGCTCGAATATCGACCTCACCGCCGGCATCGCGCAGGCCCTCGTCGACTCCAAGAAGACGAACGTCCAGACGTCGATTACCGGCACGGTGCAGGAATATTCGGCCGAGAACTTCCTGCGTGCACAGGGCTTCGCGACCGCGGCTCGTCAGCCGCTGCGCGGCAAGCTCAAGACCGCCGCTGCGGGCGGCGCGGTGTCGCTGACGATCGTCGACAATCCGATCCCGGGTGATGCTGCCAGCACCATCCCGGCCGCCGCGGGGTCGATCAAGACGGGGGACACGATCCTCATTCAGCACCCGACCATCCCCGAGCTTGTCTACCCGACCCGCGCGTCGGCGGATTCGACCTTCGCGTCGGGAGATCACACGGTGGCGATCGCCAGCGAGTTCGCAACGCCGGCCGACATGGACTTCCCGGTGGACTCGATCGTCTGGATCGTGACCGAGATGGAAGCCGGTTCGACCGATCAGGGTGACCTGTTCTCGGCCAAGATCGTCGGCACGCTGGCGAACTTCAATCGCCCCGTCGTCTATCTCGCCCCCAAGGTCCAGATCACGAAGGGCTTCAACCTGTCCTTCACCGAGACCGAGTACGGCGGCATGCCGTGGGAGATGCGCGGCTTGCTGCTCTCCGCATCGGAAGCGACCGGCCGCCTCGCCGAGATCGGCACCCGCGCCGCGGGCCGGTTGTACGCCGCCTAACGGGCCACTCAGTTGGGAACGGGAGAGGGAGCTTCGGCTCCCTCTTTTCGTATAACCCACAGCCAACCCTGTTCCACCACTGCGGGCCACCCATACACCCGCCGTCGTGACCGCCATTCCAGCCGATCATATCCACGATGCACACAAGCTCGAGGCCGATGCCGAAATCGACCTGTTCGAGCTCACACCCAATGACGGCAGCGGCACCATCCGTTTCAAGAACGACAACCCCGCCGAGTGGCAGGGCAACCTCTATGAGGGCATTCCGCTCGTGTTCACCGGCTTCAAGAAATCGGTCGACGGCAGCGCGCTCTCCCCGAAGCTCACGATCGGGGACGGGAGTCTCGATCTCTCTCCGTTCAAGCCCTACGCCTACGACGGCTACCTCGACGACGGTATCGTCAAGCACATGGTCGTGCTTCTCGACAACCTCCTCAACGACCGCAACGTCAAGACCGTGCAGATGTACCGCATCAAGCGCGTGCCGCTGTACCACCGGCTTTCGATCGAGCTCCAGCTCGCAACGGCTTCGGATGCCCTCGGGTTTACCGTCCCCTATCGGCAGTATTATCCGCCGGCATTCCCCGCGGTGCAGCAATGAGCCTCGCCTACGAGCAGCTGGTCGGCAGGACGTTCGTCTTCGGCGTGCGTGACTGCTTCGCGATCGTTCGCGATTTTTACCGCGACAATTTTGCGATCGAGATCACCAACTACGCCCGGCCGACCGACTGGGAACCCGAGAACCAGGATCTGATCCGCAGCCTGTACGAGCGTGAGGGCTTCCGGATGATCACCGACTGGAAGGTCGGTGACCTCCGTCCCGGCGATGTGCTGGCGTTGGCGATCAGCGAGGGCAACCCGTGTCACCTCGCCGTGTACGTCGGCGACAACATGCTCATCCATCACCTCGACGGGCGAATGAGCGCTGCCGAGACCTATCGCGATTTCTGGCGCAACTCGACGTGCTTCGTGTTGCGCCACACCGCCGTTCCGGACCTTCGTCCGGTCTATCCCAACGCCGATTTGAGGAACCTGCTTCGTGACCGATACGATGCTGTCAAATCTGCCGCCTGACGCGCTCTCCCCCGGCGCCGGCGAAACCTGCGGTCTCATCCTCGAGGATGGAGCGTTCGTGACCGTCGACAATATCCACCCCGAGCCGGTCAAGGGTTTTGTCATGGACCCCAAGGGCCTGCTCCAGCATGTCGAGCAGGCTGTCGCCACCTGGCACACCCACCCCGGTCGAGATCCAAATCTCTCTCAGGAAGATATGGCCGGCTTCCGCCAGTGGCCGCGGCTGACGCACCACATCTTCGGCATTCGTGACGGGGAACCGACTGTCGCCACGTTCAAGGTGCTCGAGGACGGAACGGTGGTGAGCGCATGAAAATCATCCTTCACGGTGTCCTCGCTGAGCAATTCGGCCGCGAGTTCCGCGTCCAGACCAATGTCCCGGCGGACGCAATCGAGGGCCTGTCGCGTCAGTTGCCGAACTGGCCGCGAGACTTGGTCATCGACGTTGTCGATTTTGACACCGAGGCCAAGCTTCGCGCGCAGACCGATGTCGATGAGATTCACCTCGTCCCGCGGATGTATGGCGGCGGCGGCAAGTGGTTCAACATCATCGTTGGAGTCGCGCTGATCGCAGCCTCGTTCCTTTTGCCGGTGGTGGGCATCGCCGCGGGCATTACGCTTAACGCCATCATGTTCAGCGTTGGCGCCAGCTTCCTGATGATGGGCGTCTCACAAATGTTCATGAAAGCGCCGACCATCGACAAGGCGGCGGATCCACCGCCTTCCAAATATCTGGGCAACACCAAGAACACAGCCGCGATCGGAACCCCGATTGCGATGGCTTGGGGACGGATCAAGCTCAGCGGCCACTGGCTGTCGATCCAGGTCGACAGCAGCGCGCTCATCACGACCAATTTCCCGGTCACCACCAGTTGAGGACAACCATGATCGACGAGCGATTGAAGAGGTGGGCGACGCCCGCGCAGGCAAGCTACATCGACGCCGTCAACGCGACCGGGAGCAAGCACGCCGCCGCCAAGATGCTCGGCATCAATCGCAAGATGATCCAGAAGGGGATCAAGGCCGTCGAGGTGAAGGCCGCAGCCCACGGTTATGCGCCGGCCGCAAATCTGAACTCACCAATCCCCGAGCCGTTCATTGCTCGTGGCCACTCGACCCTCGAGCGGATACACCCCGGCGGTCTGCGCGAGCCGGTGCTGCAGTGGACCAAGACCCGGCTCGAC